ATGCTAAGGGCCGCGAGGTCTGCAAGGTGACGTTTGCAACCGATGATGGAGCGAGCATCGCAGACCGTTTCATCAACCAGGAGAATGTCTGGTTCCGTGTGAACCAGCTTGTCGCCGCGACGAACCACAACGTGCCTGACGGAACGGAAGTGGACTTCCTGGGCGTCAAAGGCAGCTACGCAAACTTCCTCCGTGGAATGATCGGTCTTGAGCTGGTCATTGTTGTCCGTGCTGAAGAGTACGAATCCAATGGCGAGAAGAAGAAGGCCTATCGCATCAAAACCATGAAGGCCATTGCTGCGACTCCCGACACCGAGGAAAAGCCGTTCTAATCCATCATCACGGAGGGGAGCGCATTCCGCGATAACGCTCGTCAATCAACCATAACGCATCCAATTCGCATCCATGAGAGTCAAACTTGTAGCCATCACCAAACCCCTTGTCGGCGACGGTAATCTAACCGCCAGCGACTTCATCACCTACGCGGCGCGTGTATCCAACCCGTCGAACCAGATGAGCTTGCTCACCGCTCCCAAGTTACTGGCCTACTGCATCAAGCACGGCCATTGGAGCATCTTCGAGCAGGCATCGATGACCGTCGAGATTCAGACGAGCCGCGCGATATCGGCGCAAATCATCAGGCATCGCAGTTTCTGCTTTCAGGAATTCAGCCAGCGTTATGCGCCAAGTGATGCTGCTGAACCTGTCGAGCTTCGGACGCAAGATCGTTCCAACCGCCAGGGAAGTGGCGATGCATACTCTCAGGATTGGGCGTACGACATTGTCGCTAGGTCGGTCGATATGGCGTTCAAGACCTATCGCACCCTGCTCCAAGAAGGCGTTAGCCGTGAGACTGCTCGTATGGTTCTTCCGCTCTGTACGCAGACGACGCTGTACATGACCGGAAATATCAGGAGCTGGATTCATTACCTTGAGCAGCGGTGCGCTAAGGGTACTCAGAAGGAGCATCGTCAGATTGCCGAGGCTATCCGCGACAAGATATTCGCTGTCGAATTCCCGCACATTCACGCAGCACTGGAGGATGCGAAATGAGCGACAACAAGTCAGAGACTGTACGCCTCACCTTCAAAGGACTGCTGTCCATCTACTTGCCCGAGAAGACGATGATGGAGGTCTACAATGCAACCGAGCTGTGCTGCCGAAGGAACAACTGGGGCATCGCAATCGACGATAGCAACCGGCTGGATTTTGTTCCGATGGTGCAGGTGGAGGAGGAGGCGAAATGAGCGACTACACAACAACAAACATCACTTCGATCACGCTTGAGAAGTTCAACACGGAGCCTGTGATGACGATTCATACCGATGGCCGTGTGGCTGTCAGCGACAAGTTCCAACCAGATGAAGCGGTAGCGAAGGTTGTAGAGGCTTTCAAGACTCAATGGATGGCCGACGCACAGGCTACCAAGATCCGCGAGCTACAAGAGCGAATCCAAAGACTTGAGGACGCGCTGAACGGAACTGTTAACTGGATAGTAGAGCTTGCTGAAAGCGGAGACGCAGGATTCTGGGATGCTGAAACCGTGCCTCCGATAATCGAAGCGAGGGCGGCACTAAAAGCGAGGGATGCAAAATGAGCAATCAACCAATCAACGACGGAGGACCGGCGTTTCCGATGGGATATCACCCCGGAGGAAACAGGGCTGATCAATTCGGAATGACAATTAGAGACTACTTCGCGGTGGCTGAGAAACTCGAAGACTTAGACGAGACGTGCATTTCTGATATTGCTGTCGCACTTGCTGGACCAATTCCGACAGGGAATTGGAGGACAAACACGGTTGAGTGGATTAAGTGGAAAGCGAAGTGGCGAGCCGAAATGCGTTTCATTCGTGCCGACGCGATGCTCCGAGCAAGGGAGGCCAAGCCGTGATCAATTCATTCTGTCCACACTGTAATTCTGCGCATAACCCCGCCTTGAAAAAGGCCACTTGGTCCTGCGGCGTTCGATTCAACGACGCGTACCGGATAACCAAAGAGTGCTACAAGAGGCAGCTCTACGTTTACAATGAACACTTGAAACTTCAGGAGGAATATATCTCCGAGATTGAGGAAGAGAACTATCAGTTGAAAGAGAAGAACAAACGGCAAAATGAAGCGATTAAGTCGCTGCGTGAAATGTATGCCAAGGAGGCCAAGCCGTGAACTGTCCATACTGTAATTCACCAAAGCGAACAGAAACGACGTATGAGTGCTGCAGGCGCACTGATATGGACGAGTTTCAGCGGCCTGAGAAGTGTTTGCGTAACGAGATTGGATTGATCAAAGACCACATCAAGCTACTCAAGAGTTCTGGCGACGAGCTGCTTGAATGGCTGAAGGACGGTGCCATTTCTGACTCAAACTATCGGCTGCTGGCCAATTCATGGCAGCGAGCCAAGGAGAACAAGCGATGAGTGAATCCGAAAAGACGATTCAAGAGCAATGCTACGGTACTTGTTGGGGCGCACAGCAACGGATTGACGAGCTAACCCAGCAGCTCAACGCAGCAAACAAGCGAATCAAGCGGTTGGAGAGCGTAGAGAACAGCCATGCCGCTGTTCTAAATGCCATCGACAACTGGATTCAGCAGTACAAATCCGAGGAGGCTAAGCCGTGAGAACCTCAACCGAAACACTAATCGCAGCGATGCGGATATTGTCTCAGGATATTCAATCCGAGGACGGCGCCGCTAACTCAGCAATCGCTGAAGCAGGGGAGCGATTAGCGGAGCAGCATATGCGCATCACCCAACTAGAGCAGGAGAACGACGCTCTCCGCGCTGATCTGCTGCTGTGGGAAGAGAAGGAGGTGAAGCTGTGAAGTATCGCAAAAAGCCAGTCATCATCGAAGCAACGCAGTGGTTCAAGCATGGCGATCATCCAATGGTGCAGCCCAACTCACTTGATCCAATGAGTGGATGGATTCAAACGCTTGAGGGTGGACACATCGTTTCATCAGGCGACTACATTATCACAGGAGTCAAAGGCGAACACTACCCGTGCAAGCCTGACATATTCATGACCACATACGACATGGTGGAGGAGGTGAAGTCGTGAGCCAAATCAACGACACTCGTATGCTTGAGATGATGCGCGGAACACCACCGCCAACGTGGGAGCAGACCTGCTTGGATCTGGACAAGAAACTGGCCGACTCACGCCAGCACGTCACCCAACTCGAAAACCGTCTCCGCGCTCTGTGGGACAAGCTAGAGTACGAGCGGAAGCATTACATGGAGCAGATCAATCGAACTGAGTCATTCATCAACCGATTCCTAGATCCTGAGGATCTGGGCTACGTCGTAAACAACTACGTCCGCGACGATGCGCGTGAGGCTCTTGGGCGTGAACGAGTGGAGTCAAAGCGATGAAGAAACCCACCTCCAAAACCCCGCGCACAGACCGGCAGGCGGTTGTCACAGTGGCTTTCCAGCAGTTCGTGAAGATCGGATTCGCTCGTCAGTTGGAGAGGCAACTGGCTGCTGCGAACAAGCGGGTCAAGGAGCTGGAGGAAGACGTCAAAGCCTACAAGGTCAGGGTCATCGAGGACGGCGAGTACATCTACACGCTGGGAACTAGATCAGACAACTATCGCGCCGAGCTGCTCAAGGCCCGTGAGCGGATCAAGAAGCTGGAAGCCAAGGAGGACGAACTGAACGACCTCAAGAAATGGTTGGAGGGAAGGTAAATTATGAAAAAAGAAAAAATGACGCGAGTCGTCACCATCGACACGCAGCTCCATGACGACCTCAAGGAGTTCTGCAACCGCAACGGACTGAAGATCCAATTTGTCGCTCGGGAGGCGCTAAGGAAGTACATGGAAACTCAACATACGACGCAACCGTTGACTCCCTGCGCCGCTACCGCCCAGTAGCGATTCGTGCCGTGTGGTACGGACAAACCCCTCCGGCTGCTATGAAGCAGTAGTCGGAGGGCCAAATTTACAAAACTATGAATCTGAGAGAATACCAACAGAAAGCAGTAGAGTGGGCCAAAACTAGAGATGGCCTGATCATATCACCCGCAGGCAGTGGCAAGACATGGATTGCCGCGTCGATCATCAAGCATTTTCACAAGAACGGGGCTGTCTTGCGATTCGGTTGGCTTGCTCCAACCCGCGAGACATGTCAGCAAGCGCGCACTTCACTCCGTGTCGCTGGCGTTCCTGACGAGATTGTGGATATCCGTTGTCCGCATGAGTCAGTGGACTTCAGCAAGAAGGACATGCTGATCGTTGACGAAGCCAAGCACAGTCCTGCTGCCGGATGGCGTCGAATCATCGAGTCCTGTAACGGACCGCGTTATGGTTTCGATGCGACTCCCTGGTGCGACGATGAGGAACGCAATGCCGTAACTCGAACGCTCTTCTTCAACCGCACCTACGAAATCAAGCGCAGCGACATCGGAGATTCATTGGCCGACGCTTACCTCGAAATCAGCGATGCCACCGACCTCAACATCCAGCAGAAGATCGATGACAACATCGACCGGCTCTTCAACGCGCGGCGTCGGTACATGCGGATAAGCGACGACGAATTAAAACGCATGTGCGCGTGGGAATCACTTGTGGACATAGGAATTTGCGGGAACCGCGAGCGCAATCGGTACGCTATGAATTACGCGCTGGAACACCTCGACATGCAGACTCTGATCCTCATACCGCGCATCACGCTTGGCGAGGAGTACGAGAGCTGGATTCCGAATTCTCGGCTCGTTCATTCCAAGATTGGGAAGAAGGATCGGCGCGCTTACATGGAAGAATTCAAGGCTGGCAACCTGCGGACCATGATTGCCACCTCTCTGGCCGACGAAGGACTTGATCTTCCGAATGTCGAGCTGCTCATCATGGTGAGCGGCGGTAGGTCGTCGCAGAAGACGATTCAGAGGGCGAGCCGTGCATTGCGAAAAACAGAAACTAAAAACTGTGCGACAATCGTAGACTTCTCTGACAAGTTCCACCCCATCGGAGCGTTTCACGCGAAAAAGCGAATGAAATGCTACCGAGAACTAGGTTGCGTCTTCATCCAATGACAAACGAATCATCGCCAACACCCACTGAGAACACGGTACTTTTGATCGGAGAATTTCGAACGGTCAGCCGCAAGACAGAGACGAAGACCGGAGCATTGATGGTCCGTCGCGTCATCTCAATCGCTCGCCACTGGACAGACGCCGACGGTCGTTTCCGCGAGGAGTACGATGAGTTTGAAGTATCATCCTGGGGACAGGTTGCTGAGAAGATCCTGTCGATTGAGAGCGGCGCGCTGGTGCGAGTTAAGGGTCGTGTGAAAGTTGAGCGGTGGAGTGAAGGTGCTGAAACCAAGAGCGCCGTGCGTATCGCGGCGGAAAATGTAACGCTTCTGTGCTATTAACTATGAAATCAAATCAAACAATTATCGCCGTAGATCCTGGTGTTGGAGGCGGTTTCGCGGTGAAAACGGCTGATGGAATCCTGCTGTTTCCGATGCCGGAATCATTGCCAGACATGGCGCAGCTACTCAGCGGATTCAAATTGGCAGACAGCCACCTGTGGGTTGAGAAGGTTCCAAAGTTCGTGTCCAAGCTGACTCCTGCTGCAAGCGTTGCCACGCTCCACGAGAACTACGGCATCATTCAAGGATTGGCCTACGCTCAAGGCTATGCGCTTCACCGCGTAGAGCCGAAAGTCTGGCAAGATCCGCTTGGTCTTGGAGGACGTAAAGCGTGTGCCACTGGCCCTGAGTGGAAGCGTAAGCTACGCGCCAAAGCTCAAGAACTGTATCCGCATCTGGATGTCAGTCTTAAGAACTGCGACGCCCTGCTGATTCTTCACTACGCCATCGGAGGTGGACGGTGATTCACAAGATGCATCGCCCTCCGTCACCGGAGGAAATCAAGCAGCTCCTCATCGCCGCTTTCGCCGCTGGCGTTGTCATCACAAGCGCGTACTTCATGCTCTTCGTCGTAAAACCATGAACGCGCAAACCGAAGCCGACCTCCGCGAGGAGCTGGCCGAGTACAAATGGATTTCCAAGGAATTAGCAAAATCTCTTGGATGCGGATGCACGGTTGGTGGAGAGTTTCTCGACCTGTGCATCAACTGCAAAGAAACACAACAAGCATACAAAACCATACAGAAAACCTATGAACCTGAACAGCTCACACAGAATTGTCCGAGTCGCTGATGCCGACGAATCGACGCCCAAGATCGACTTCGCCTACATCGACCGTAAGTACAAGGAATGGCTTATTCGCCGTGGATTCGCCGCAGAATCCGATAGCGGTGAACTTGGAATGCGTCGTTCCAAACTGCGGGGTGTCGCTAAACGAACCGCTTTCCATGACAACGACTGAAATATCCCGAGAACAGCTCTTGAAGGAAGCTCCGAGACTCGTCGAGTATGCTATCCTGCGGGGTTGGATGAGTAGGCCAAAGAAGATCAAGTCACTCGATGCTCCCTCCTGGCACTCAAACGACTCCGGTCAGGTCCAGACGCTTACAGACGATGAAATACAAAAACTCAGGAAATCCGTCGGTATCGGTTGAAGTCATATCCGACGACGTAGAGATACGGATCGGAGAAACGAAGTGGGCAGGCGTGGCCTACATGCGAGAGGGCAAGTCGAAGGTGTACGTCAGAACGAAAGCTGAATTCAAAGCCAAGTTCACACCCGTTCTATCCGGTGATAAGCCCTGATCATTACATCGCCGCACAAGAGCAGCTCTTTGGGAAGTTTCAGAATCGCTCCATCAAGATCCAGCACTGGAGCAAGTACCTGATAACACCCAAAGAGCTGGCTCTCCTTTTCAGAAAGTTAGAGGAACACAAGTCGGTCATTCGCCAGATTGCCACGACAGACATTGGCAAGAGCGGCGACATAGCGCGTAAACACCTTGGAATCTGAGTATGAATCAATCGAAATTCGACCGTGCGAGAGCATGGGTCAAAGCCACGCCAGGAGCCATCGCAGGTCAGAACGGACACGGGGCGACATTCGCTGTTGCCACCGCTCTCATCCACGGATTTGAGCTGACCAGAACGGAAGCTGAGACGCTTCTGTGCGAGTACAACTCGAAATGCTCGCCACCGTGGAAACCGAATGAACTGGCCCACAAGCTGAATCAGGCGCAGATAGTCTCGCACGACAATCCGCGTGGATGGCTTCTAGAGTCACACTCAAGCATCGGTCAGGGCGGCACACCAATATCGCCCACCGGCAAGTTCGTGGTGCGAAAGATCCAAGCAATTCCGCAATCGGACTTCCGATTTTCAACCATAGATTTCTTAAAAGCCTGCTTCGAACCTGACGAAGTTGTCTGCATCTGCAACGACATCGTGAGCGACGAGGAGGGCAGGAGTAGGCCAGCGTCCAAGGGTACATTTCTCAAGCGCGAGGAGTGGATTCAGAATCACTTCACACCGCCAATTAGTTCCATGTGGAACGGTCCTGACAGCCGTGGCGCTTACGTCCGCATCAACCCGTGTCTCGACGAGAGCGGCTCAGATTCTGGTGTATCCGCCTATCGCCATGTCCTCATTGAGATGGATGAGAAGTCGAAGGACGAACAATGGACAGCATTGAAGGAGTCGAAGCTGCCGCTATCGGTCGTCATCGATTCAGGCGGCAAGAGTCTGCACGGATGGGTGCGTGTGGATGCGGCGAACAAGGAAGAATGGGCAGAGCGCCGTGATGTCGTTTACCGGCATCTAGAGAGCATCGGCATCGATCCGAAGAACAAGAACGCGAGCAGGTTCTCCCGTCTTGCCGGTGTCATGCGCGATGGCAATGAGCAGAAGCTCTTGTCCATCAATGTCGGTTCGGTGAACTGGGAGGCGTTCACGGATTACCTTGAGTCGCAGGATCTGCCGGTGGAATTCACGCTCGATAGCATCATCGAGTACGATCCGAAGAACGATCCTGACAATCTGATCGGCGACAGATGGATTCGACGCGGTTCATCGCTTCTCTTCGTAGGCCAAAGTGGTTGCGGAAAAAGCTCGATGGCGGCGTATCAGGGTCTGAAATGGGCGTCTGGTGAAGCTTGGTTCGGTGTTAAACCGGTCCGTTCGCTAAAAGTGGTTTACATTCAGGCGGAGAACGACATCGCCGATCAGCATGACGCGCTCAAGGGGGCTGCCCAGATGACGTTCGGGAAAGAGAACTGGGAGCGAGGATTGCGGAATGCGAACATGCTCTTCTTCCGCGAAACGGTGAGAACGGGTGCTGACTTTGCCGTGATGCTGCGCCGCTTAGTCAGGAAGACAAAGGCCGATCTGGTTTACATCGATCCGCTGCTCTCCTACATGGGCGGCAATCCATCGGACATCGAGGTATGCGCGAACTTCACGCGACACCTGCTCCAGCCGATTATGATGGAGACAGGCGTTGTCCTGGTACTCGTCCATCACTTCCCAAAGCCGAAGGGTAAGGACGACAAGCCTGAGAGCGTGGCAGATTTGGCCTACTCAGGATTCGGATCGTCGGACCTGACGAACTGGGCGAGAGAAGTAATCGTGATGAAAGAGGTGGGATTCAACAATCCGCGCCGCTTCATGCTCGGCATGGCCAAACGGGCTGACCGTTCCGGCATGACGGATAAAGACGGAAAAGTCACCGGATCGATTATGATCCAGCGTGGATCGAACGGCGACATCTCATGGAACTACGCTGATCCTGAGAAGTTCGTCGTTGATAAGGAGTCGGCTAAAAAGCCGTACTCCAAAGCGCGATATCCTAAGCGTTAGCCTTCTCACGCATGGCGCGGCGACGGCCTTTCGCGGCAAGCGATTGGAACTTCGCCTTGCCGAGCTTCTTGCGGCCAATGTAAGCCGCTAGAGCGCCAGGATCTTTCACACCTTTCTTCTCAAGCTCGCCAACGAGCTTCTCGTAACGTCCGCCACCACCAAGTCGCATCTTGTCCATAAAATGTAGAGTTATGTTTTACCGACGAAATTCACCACGCTTTGCACGACCAATACTTAGGCGTCGTCTTGTCCTTCGCACTGGCGCAGTTATGCCGCGCGCGGAAGTTCTTACGACGCTCAGGATTGTCGCGTTTGATTTCCATGTTCGGATCGCCGAACCGGACGATGACAACCTTGCCAGCCGGATTCTTGACGTACACCGCGCTCTTCTTCCTCTCGCCCGGAGTGTAGAATGGCTTGTTGAGCGTCACCTTCTTTCCGTGGTAAGTATTACCCTTTTTTGAGAGGGAGGTTTTCATCGTTCAAGATCCTCCTTAATCATCTGATACCTATCCTGTTCCATCTTCAAAACTCTAGGCCAAAGACGCTCGAAACGATTCATCTGCGCTTGTGTCGCCTGATCAATCGGCTTTGAAACAATGTTAAGGTATTCTGGAGTCTTTACGACACGCCCAACAGCAGCAGCGGTTGCATCGCTAAGTCCTTTTCCAAACTGTCTATATGCAGCGTATCCTCCGAGTCCCGTCAATGCACCCATCGGACCAGCAGCCTGAAAACCGACGTAACCACTTAAAGC